CATGCCTTTGGTTTCGGCATTCACGACTAGCCTTAACTGCCCGATGTCTGCCATGCCGTCACCTACTTCTTTTTGGGCTTAGGTTTTTCTTGATTGCGTAATAAAGCCAACCCCAGCCAGTGAATGAGTTCCCACTCACTAAGTGGCTGGGGCTGGCCTGTAATTAGCTCTGCGTGTGATTTGCCCAAACGCTCCGCTAATTCGAATTGGTTGCGGAGGTATGGGTCGGTTTTTAGTTTTTTGCTGCACCTTCGACGGGGTCAACTTTCTTGTTATAGCCGGATAACTCGTTAATTTTCCCCATGATGAGGTTAATTACGCCATCGGGTAATTCCGACAGCCAATCTGCATCAGCAGCTTCAAAAGCGGGCTTTTTCGTGTCAGGATCGTAACAATTTGAAATGATATATGCTGCAGAAAAAGCAGTAACTTCGTCCGGCGTCGGCTTTTTGGGGTCTTTGTATACAGCGCGACATGCATCGCCCGACTTGACTGTTGCACCTCGCACCAGCAGAACAATATCCGTTTCGGGGATCGGTAAAAGAGCTTCTTTCACCATACATTGAGCCTTCATTTTTTCTCTAAGTGACATATCAAATTGCCCCCTTATTTGTGTTTAGGTTGTTGCGTAATTAACGGGACCGGTCACTGTGAAACTAATTGCTTCATCGACGGCGCCATCGGTCATGAGCTTGATGCCGTCGCCGGAGAGACGCACCATAACCTCGAATCGTTCTTTAGTAGCGCCGTTTTCTTGAATGTAGAGCAGCAGCAGCAGCGGCAGCCCCGCCGTCAACCGCGTTAGGAACCAACCTGCTCCCGCCACGGTGAACCAGTGGGAGAAGCTACCTGTCGCGCCGGTCTGCCCTTCGACGTAGGACTTCCATTCAGACTGGAACACCGGTACTTCTACCATGTCGGTTTGTACGTCTAGGCTCCACTCGTGGCAATCTGCAAAGGCCGCCACAGTAACAGTCGCGCCCGTCACGGTGATAACTACAGCCGCGCCTCTTGCCACTTGGAATATGATCTTGCCACCTGCGTAGGCCACTGTGTATTCGGTAGGCGATACCAGCGCATCATCCGCATACACCAGCACTGGAGTGTTGGGGTCCAGATAAGCCTTGTCGGTGATCGTGTATACCGTATGATCCACATTTGATGCTGCAGCCGACTTTGTGAATGCCGTTGGAACGATGCCGCTCAAATAAATTCGCCCATATTTGCCTGCCCATGCCATATAACTCACCTCGCAATCGTAAAGGCCGGGTTATACCCGGCCCCTCGGCATGTCAGACATTAGGCGTAGGTTAGCGCCCCGCTTACGGTGAAGTCAAACGTCATGTCCACGCTGCCGGATGCCGACAGTGAAGGCGACATGCCGCTAAGGAACGCCGTAGTTGCGCTAAACTTGTGCGTTGCGTCGATGTCAAACGTGATTGCAGCCGCCGTGAGAGGTGGTATGCCAAGCGCGATCAACGCACCATACCCTGTATCATCTACGCGCACAGTGATTGATCCGGTTGCACCGCTCTGACCGTCTAGAACTGCTTTCCAGTCGCTACCGGTCATGGAGGTGTCTACCATGTCTGTGCTGATATCCAGCGACCAATCCACCACTTCATAGTCCGCACCGCTGTATGTTATTTTTCCGTCCTTACCTGATAAAGCCATGTTTGATTACTCCTTGCTACGCTTGCGCGCCCCCGCATTCGCAGCACCCCCCAAAAAAGGACCGGCAGGCTGGGGGGCAATCAGCTTTTCGGGTATGACCCTAGCCGGTAATATTTAAGCCACCTGATTAGGCGGCTAATTAATCTGGTTTTTTCCCACCAAGTAATTGCTTGGCGCAGCACTCGCGGCTGCAAAACTGGCCCTCAATGGGTCTGTCTCCATAGGTACGTGCATCTATCCCTAGTATCCATGTCTCAACCCAATTAATAGCCTCGTATTCAGTCGCTTTTTTCCCGCAGCAATCGCAAGTATAAACCTGTTGCTTCGCCATGCTTCGCCCCCTACTCGTTATGCGCTATCCGAATATCCACCATGCGCTTCCAAAGCCCCTGCGACGGGTCTTTGTCGCCTGGCTCGTACACAGGGCCTATGTCACCCACCGCCATGCTAGATTCAATGGTGTAGGTGTCGCCTTCTGCTCCCAGCACTGTCTGCCCGCGATTGCCCAGGCACAACAGGAGTTTCTCCCCTACTGCCTTGGCACCGTCGCGGCCGGTGTCGCAACAGTCGAACTGATAACGCGGTGTTGCCCATACCGGCGTGTTGTCACCGCCGCAGGTGTACTGCCGCGCTCCGCTAATGAGGTGGTAGACGATGTACGGGTACACCGGCTTTTTCGAGGTGTTTGCGCCAGGGTAGATGCGCGCGCCAACAAGCGTAGAAAGCCCTTCGTGGGCTTCCAAGTGTTTGACCATTGCTGTCTCTAGACTCACGCATTACACCCCCTCGACACGCCGCCGTAGTACCACCGCACCCGCTTCGATGGCTTTCTCACCGTCTTCATCTTGCGTCGGACGCATAAACGGTTGTGGCGGGTGTTTTCTACCGGCCTGATCCGTGAAGCCGTATTCTTTGTACATGATGTACCAGTGTTCCTTGTCCGGCCCTGCTGCCGCAACCACCTTGCCGGGTTCAGCGTCAACAACCTGCGCCGAAACACTCTCGGCGCTCTCGCCGGTAACCCGCGGCATTCGCTCTTTGATGCCTGTCGCAAACACCTGTGCCGCTGCTAATGTTGCCTCTTTCAGCGCGTCTGTGCGCAGGTCGGCTGTGATATTGCCCAACTGCTTCTGGATCTCGGTCACTCCGCTAATGTCGATAGATATGCCTCTGCTTTTGCGCGCCATCTACGACACCGCCTCTGCACAGGTGAGTGCTAATTCCCGGTGGCATCCCTCGATGTCGATCACCGATTTGATATACAGATACCGACTGCCATACTTCACCCGCAGCGACGTACCTACCGGCGTTGTATCGGCCGGCACAGTCGTGCCAGGAGCGACAAACGCCCACGTTTCGACAAACTCACGCAGGTAGCGCATCGACACCCGATGTGTGAGCGTCGCATCCACCTGCTGCGCCCACAGCCGTTCTCGGCCTTCCAGGGGCGTGACCTTAGCCCATACGGTGCCTAGGTCCGCCCAACCGGTAACAATGGCGTTAGATGCGCTCTGCGTCTCTACGGCCTTCTGCAATGTGATGCGGTGGCGAAACTCCCCCGTTTTCGTCCATCTCACTCGGCCTCACCGCTTTCGGCGTACTGCAACTGCACCATGATGCTCTGCACGATGGGGCGAGTCTTGATCTGCTCCGTCACGGTCACCTCTCGGTTTTCGCGCATTTCGCATACTAAAACCTGCTGCAGTAGCGCCGCCAGCGCGTTGTCGCCGGTGAAATGGGTGCCGGTGGCGTTGTAGATATACTGCTCTGTCGCCGCCAGCAAGCCCTGTATGAGGGCGTCTTCGTCGGTGTAGAACGGTTCCAGCCGCATCCACGCCTTTGCTTGCTCCAGACTCGCTATCATGGTGTCACCGCCTTAAAACGGCGTCAGTGCAATAAGCTTCCAGTTTGCGTCGGCCACAGTGTTGTCGGCGGTACACACGTAGTAATTGGTACCATCCTGGCAATGGTCGCCCGCTTTTCCCTCTGTGCCGTCGATGCCGCCTGCGGTTATGCGGAACAGGCTCACCACGATTTCGATGCCGTTGAAATCTGCGCTATCAGTGGCAGCCGTGATGTCGATTGCTCCAGCGTTATCCGCCGCCAGCCAATCATCCAAACCGTCGATGCAGGCGATTAGGCCAGCCTGGTCGGCGAACTCGCCATCGGGAACGCTTGTTACAGCGGCCTTGGTGAATGTCTCGCCGTCGAACTCTACCGTGTCGCCTACCGCCAACCGCGCAATGGTGGCCGCCGCTATGGTGGCTGTCGCTTCCGTACCGGCTCCATCGCCGCCTGCGGTTGTATCCTCCACCGATTCGATGGTGACGGCGGTTCCATTGCCGCTAACCCCTGCGGTTTCGGCGGTAACAGTGACCGCACCGCCCGCTTCGGCGGCGTCGAATCCCTCTACGGCTCCGAGCAGTACCGCCAAACCTGCCGCGTTCGCCCATTCCCCTGCTCCGGGTGCCGCGTCCTTCACAAACTCGTCGCCAGCGAGTAATACCTTGTCGCCGTCGGCCGTAATGGCTATGTCTGCTGCAGCCAATATCGCCTTGGCCGCCACGGCATTAACCGGGGTAAGCTCAGGTACGTTGATTGCGGCGCCTGCCGCTAAATTGATGCGCCCGCCAGCAGCTACC